GCTTTCGTTATTCCCAATGAGACCACGACCCCCTTTTGATTAAAAAAGCACGAAAAAATACTTGACAAACGAACAGGCGTGTGGTATTATAATTATAGAAACAAGGAAACCATATAAAATAAGGAGAAAGCTAAAATAACCTCACCAAATTGGTGAGGTTATTTTAGCTTTCATATTCAGTTTATCTTGGAATACCGTAAACGCCCAAAGTATAGATAGCGTCAAGCGTCGGGTGTGTACTAATAAATGCGTGGTCAATAACATTAGTGTTAATCGTGATGTGCGTATCATCAACTATATCCAGTTTGACTGATATTGTGGACACAGTGTTTGTCGCCCCATCTTTTAAAATCTGTTGACAACCGACATATTTTTTCTTGTCATTTCTATAAGCAAACAAAGGGCTAACGCCTGCGTTTGTTTCGATGTATAAAAATCTGTAATTTGTCAAGCTGTCGCTAAGTGCAACACTTGAGTTTTTAACGCTACCTGTCCACAGTGCTACATCTTTATTCACGTTATCAGCTTTAGCGCTGGCATTATTAGCAGTCAAAAGTGCGCTATTCGCTGTCTGCTGTGCGTTGTCTGCTTTTCCATCTGCTGAGGTGGCTGTGTTTTGCGCTGTTTTTACACTCTCTTTCAAACCTGTAACATCTGTCTGTAATGTTGTAATAGCGGTTGTATGTGACTTCACAGTTTTTTCAACTTCACCAACTCTAGCAATTGCGCTTCCTGCATTCTGTGAAGCGGTGGTTGCCTTATCATCTGCACTGTGAATACCTGCATCGATTTTAGACATATCAGAATTGTAATCCCCTAAATATGTCGGCTTGTCAGTACCGATATACTGGCTTAAATCATAGTAATTTGTTTTGTTTGTTGAACTCATAGTTTAAAAAATCCTCCTTTAATTTATAATTTTAACGCCGTTTTTGCGTTACTGTCAAATGTGTAAGCGCTTAAAGCTTTAGACTGGAATGCTGTTACCGTCAATAATAAAGCGTCAAACTCACTAGCAGTAATTGGGGCGTTGAAATGCAACTCCGCAAGTTTGTAAATTACATCTTGGTAAAAAACATAGTCACCTGTAAATGGGTCATGCATATATAAGTTGCTATCTACTCTGAATCTTTTTGCGCCGTACAAGTCAAACTCTGTACAGTTAATTGATAACCCGTCAAATTCTTTACAACTTAAATTCAAGGAATCAAACTCGTTACAGGTCAAAGCATAATAACGTAGATTATCATACATATCAGCTAATGCTTGGTTCAGACTCGTTCGATATCCTCTTACAGGGTTTAATACCTCCATGTTGTTTGGTACATAATCATTGATATAATCATAGAGTTTTTTAACTTCTGTGTCGATATGCGCTCTTGTCTCAGCGTTTAAATCATATATCAGAATGTTTAACGTACTGATTTTATCAAGTAAATTTGTCTGCACTTTATTGATTTTTTCGTCAAGCTCATTATCTCTAGTGTCCATATCATGACGGATATTTGCTTCCACTTCCGTGATATGGTTGTAGATATCACGGTTAAGTCCGTCAATATACGTTTTCAACTCTGAAACTTTTTCGTCAGTGTACTGTTTGTACGCGTCAGTAAATTCGTTGATAGCGTCTATACACTCATTGACTTTATATCCAATATAGCACAAGCATTCATAATAACTTTGCTTATTACTGTACACGCTAGGAACGTCACAGCAAAGTAAAGGAACTAAAGGCTTTAATTCATTTTCCATACATCTCACCACCTTTTACCAAACTTTTAAGAATAAATCACGACAAGCTTCTACAAGTTCTCGATTGATATTCTGTATTTGCTCACGATATTCTTCGATTGCTTCGCTTGTTGATTTTCCTCTTAATCCTATTTCTTTTGTATCTCTGTCTCTTTTACTGTCTTTGTTGTCGTTTCCTGCATGTTTATTGTTTGCTGTTGTAGTCGTGTTATTGACAGTTTCGCCTCTACTCATAGCGCTTGCGTAGTCTTGTGTAGCTACGGTGACTTGTGGATTGTCACTATCAATATTTTGGTAGTTTTGATTGTTTTTTACCTCGCTGTTTCCTGCATCTGTCGAGTTAGTTGTTGTTTTTTCGTTTCCTTTTTCTGCTTCTGTGGTTGTTATATTTACATTTGTAAAAGGGTTATCGTTTTGAATTGCATCATACAATTTTGTATAATACGGTGTCAATTCATGCATTTTTGACATAAAAGCAGTTTTCCACATTCCTAGAGTTTCAAACCCTATATAATTATTCCAATACCTAAATAAAAAGTATGTCTTAAAAGTATATAAATCTTTTCTGTCATCAGAATAAAACGGGAAATCAAAGTTGAAGAATTTGTCTTGTGTTTTATCTATGATTCTTTGCACAGATAAGTCCATACTCCATAGTTCTTGTCTAGGGATAAAGCTTTCACAAATATTTTTAACTGTAGTAGTGTATTTACTCAATCTCGTCACCCTCTTTCCCTTTTTGCATATACTTGTCGGGTACATATCCATTTAGCATAGTAGGCAATTCACTATTGAAATCTACCGTTACATTAAGATTCCATAATTCATTGATAGCATTTGCACACCTTCTTCTTAATGTAAGACCAACATTTCGGTTTGCTTCAACCTGTCCGTTATTGCCTGCTGTCTCGCCAGTGACAAGGCGTTCGCCTTTCTCTACAGGATTGCTTTCATATCCTAAAGATGTCAGTACCTGTGACCATAAATCCCTCAACTCCTGTTCACATTTATCCACTATATAAGGTGCTTCCATGTTCAAAGCTTTAATATCTTTTAAGTTTAACGAGTCGGACAGCTTTATAATAGGTAAATAGTTATCGTACTCTTCGCCTACAACTTCAAAGCTCAGTTTTTCGTTGTCTGAGGAAGAAAGTGCAACAGGTGTACGCTGTGCATACATATTAATACATTTTGTTTTCCAAGTGTTCGCCATAGCATCTGCATACATTAAAGCTTTATAGTAATATGGCATAGTTGAGTAGTTATTCCATAATATACAGCTGTTTTCTTTCCCATATTCTTCAATGTATCCGTTTGCTGTATAAGCGATTCTATCTTGAGGAATATTGTAAATATCGGGTAATCCCGACAATGAAACTTTCATAAAAGCATAACCAGCAATATTATCTTTTATGAATACGCCAAGTCCATGCCAAAAGAGAGTTTGCTCGATATACATCGGCAATATTTCTTCGGGTAAATTATTCCATTTGTACCTATTTACAAATATATCGAAAATGTCATAAAAGAATATAGATTTGATTGTTTCAAAATCACTGCTTTTCTTTTTATTGACATTTCGTTCAAAAACTCGCAATGGATTTCTCATTTATACGCACCTCCTTTTAATCGTTGTATAGTCCATAATTCCCTATATCATCAGTATGCCACAATGTGACACCATTGTCAAATATATTTCGTAACTTTTTCAACTGGTCTAAATCAATGTTCCCCGTAAATCCACAATGAGAAGTTTTCACGTAGTTCCAATAGGCTCTTGAGTGTAGATAAGGTGTCACAATCTTATTGATTGGATATCCAAATTGCTCGAAAAAACTGTCTGCCATTTCTGCAAATTGTCTTTTACAGGACATTTCATAGAAATCAACACCGCACTCCTTGATACCTGTCAATACATTTTCTGATAATGCTTTCCCGTGTGTCACCCCAGCATTTCTAGCTCTATCTGTCTGATTGGCTAACATTCCAAGAGCGTCCCAAAAAGCGTTGGTTGTTTTACCCAGTCCATTAAGACCTCCCTGTAAACTTCCACCAGCCAATCCAGCAATAGCTGTACCTGACCCTATGGTAGCATCAATGGCAGTATGGACTTGTGATAGGGCTATAGAACTTTTGTTTTGAGCTAGCCATGCGCGATATGTGTCAGAGGAGAACGAACACATTGGAAAAGAGGAGTTAATAAGCGCTTCATTCATTAGTCCATGCCCTAATTCTTCGCGCGTCTTATAGTTTTTAGGTGCTGTGAGAACTTGTGGCAATGTTGCGATTGTTCCGTAGCTGTCAAATTCGAGAGATTTATCTCGGTTGTAACTGTATTCATATCTATATATATGTGTGTTCCCTTGATTGTTGTCAGCTAGACAGAATAACCATGGGTAGGAGTATAACTTTTTATTTTTTGGTTTATAACCCTCAAAAACATTGTCAGATATCTGCATACTTGTTATTTTAGGCTTGATTTCTTTCCCTCCTAGAGCAAGTGTACATAATTTTGGAGACATGAACAATCCTACGACGGCATCTTGTGCGCCTTGATTGTTATAATCTTCTAACAGTGTGTTAATTCCTTTTAGACCCTCGTCTGTGGTTACATCATAATGCCCTATACTGCCCCAACAATAGACTCCATTTTCCACACGACCCTCAAACCAACTTTGTTCCGCTGTTCCTCGTGTTACAAAAGCGCAACACTCTGTTGGTGTCAAGTCTAATTTTTTATGTCTTGATACAATTGTTTCACCTGTTTCAAGATTTACAGGTGTTAGGTTTCCCCCTATCTCGTCTTTACTTCTTGGGATGTGATGATACTCAACAAAGCATGGCTTAATATTTGCATCATAAAAATTATTCTGAAAAACATCTAAAGAAAAGTTAATTCTAGTTGTTTTTTCTGATAACCACTCAATCGAATCAATGAAGCAAAATACCCATTCATTAGATATCCCACTATTCTGAAAAGCTAAATAATTTAGATTGAGTGATTTCATCTCTGTGAACGGCACACGGATATCGTAGTTTCCTATTCGAATCGGTGCAAGGTGTGACAAATCAACGCCGTTGATATGTTTACGATACAACTCTAAATGGTTCAATAAGTCTTCTTTTGAGTTGTATAATCTAACATGCTCGTATTCGTCCGACCACGGTACTCCGCTGTATAATCTTAACTTTGTTTCGGGGTTGCGTGGTGCAACCCCTCCTTGAACTGGTAAATTTATCATTCAATTATGACCTCCCTATCGTGGGTAGTTATTAATTCTTTATCATTTATTAGCTTAATGGCTACTTTAGTTTAAAAGATGTAACATAGTCATAATAATCTATAGATTTAATACTATTAATTACATCTGTTTCGCAAAATTTACAGTCTTTGTGATAGTCTCGTCTGGTCTGTAGATTGCTTTTAACACAATAGTTCCTGTCTCGTCCGCTCCCGTATGAAGCAAATGTGTTCCTGGGATAACATATGTCTTTGCAGACGTTGCTCCGCTCTCAACTTTAAGAGTCACTAAATTCTGATGATACGTGCCAGTTCCACCTGCCACAGTAACCTTTACTTCCTGCGTCTGCCCAGCTGTATATGTTCCAGCTGTAACACTCAGTGTCGGCTTTTCAACTACTGCATCTGTCGTAAATACACGAATTGGATAAAATGGACTAGCGCTTATCATTTCCACCTGTGTATAGAAATAATTCCAACTTAATACATTTGCCAAACGCTGGTCGCTCATTTCCTTGAACTGGTCACGTACATTAAAGAATCGTACGTCACAGAGAACGCCCTGAATCGCGCTGTTTGCAAACTTGTCTACAATCACGGTCTGAACTGCCACGTCTGCTTTGTCCATATGGAACGCATACGCTAAAGCATCAACACTAATCTGTGCGTTAACTTCCGGTGTTGTAATCCAAATCAAGTTCGTTGGCATAGCGTGTGACGTTGCTCCTGCCGGGTTGTTTTCCGGTAATGGGAAGCCAAACTCTCCGACAGCTCGCTTTACCTCAATCAATAACTTTTTCGCTGATGCTTCATCTACAATCGCGTCAACAGTCACTGCCGGAAGTACCTCTTTTTCATACCCCACATTAATTAAATCACGCATAGCGAGATACTCATCCCAGTTCGCGCCTGTGATAGCGCTTTCCATTTTAGCCATAATCATATCACGGATGCCATACTCACTCGTAAAAGCTTTTCTCAAATTGTCATATGTGACCGTAACTGGGTACTGAATCTCAAGATTGACATTATGAAACACGCTCATGATGTAAGACTGATATTGCTGAAAAGCGAATTTAAAGTCTGCCTGTGAATCATAGACACGACCTTTACACATATTTACGTAAGTTTCTTCATGCGTATCACCGTAACGCATTGGCTCTTTCTTGAATCTTGCTAACGGATTTCTCCACGCGATACTGTCCACCGTCTGCATACCGATGCGGTTAATTAATGATGGTACAATTTCATTTCTTACTGGCGCATAATTTAAAATGTTATCATAGACAGCCTGTAAATTGTCTGATACTTCTGTTGGTAAATGGTTCTGCACCTCAAAAGACAATTCCTCTCGCACGGCACTTAATATATTTGCGTTTGTTGCTTTTGCCATTATTTAGACCTCCTTACTCTGTTTTCCCGTCAAAGTCTAAATCTTCAACGGTGATTTTTTCTTCTTTTTCATCTTTCTTTTCTTCGCTGCCCGTGTTAGTGGCTGACTCTTTCATGCGTTCCTTAAAACGCTTTTTATACTCGGATTCGAGTTTCATGTACTTATCTTTCCATTCGCTGTCGGCTTCACCGCTTCTATCTTCGGTGAATGCCTGTAGAACTTCAATCGCATCTCCATGTTCTTCCACGTCAGCGACCGCGTCAATTAATTCGTTTAAAGCTTCATTAAAATCCATATAAATATCCTCCTTTTTACTTATTACCCTTTTACAGTTTTAATTATATCACCAAGGCAAGAAAAAAGTAAAGAGGCATTTTTTTCTTTTTTCCGTGTGGGTGTACTGGATATGGTGATAATGCCTGCAAATACGCATACCATTTTAATGCATTCTTTTTTCTGTCGTCTTCTTTTTCAACCCCTGCACGTTCAAAATTTTTTAGAAATACTGACGCGAGATAATCGGGTTCTTTTGTGGACTTCCGAAACTCTTCCCATGATATCGGATATTTCGCTGTCTCAATCCACTGTCCGCTACGTACTGTTTCTTCATCAAGCCAAACACATTGGTAGTAGCCGTCTGTAATATCATACCCGTGAGCGTTCGCCCAGTCTGTATATACTGTGGCTGGTGTCCACTGGACAAGACCATAACCACCATTATAATTTCCCTCTTTTAACGATTGCCATAATTCAGGGTTGATATTGGATTCTATTTCCATATTGCCTAACATACCTGCAACGGCATTTAGAGTGAAATCTTTGAAAAACATCGTGCTATAGAACACATAAGCATTGTTCTTCATTTCATCTTCTGTAAGATAGCGGTTTCCATGAATCCATTCAAGGGGCATTCCTGCACTATCACCATAACGATATATCTTTGACCACGCGGACGGTTTGGAAACATATGTATTAATGCTGACCTGTTCGGGCAATGGATAACGCCCACTGTGCGCTCCCATGGTAATACCGCCATTTCCTGCACCTGCCCCCTGATATACCATCTCTGTGTGACCGCTACGCCAAACCACGTCCGCGGCTCGCCACGCTTCATTAATGTTGATTTCTTTGAATCCTGCTTGTAATAAGTAACCCTCTTCTGTTCTTGTGGTGAACCACGGATTAACTGAAAAGAACCCTGCTTCTGTGAGTGCTTTTGAAATAAAAGAACTACAGTCATAATATGTAATACCGTTCACTGTCTGTCCTCTACGATATTTCTGAGAATAGCCTATATTAGGGGCATTGCAAGCATTGACCGCCCACTGATACGCTACATTAATATTTGGCATTTTTACTGACCTCCTTAAAATGTTTCACGTGAAACATTTTGTTCCACGTGAATAAAATTAAATCATGTATAGCATATCTTTTGCGTAAACGAATTCAGTTCCGCAAGCGCGTGCAAGACCTCCGCCAAATGTTCCAGGACATTCAACTCCGTTCGGGTCTTTCCCTTGTAACAAGCATAAGATTTCAAGTGCTGTGACAAGAAACTGTGTTTCTCCTCGCTTTACATAATGTCTACCTGCTTTTGCTCTTGTCTTTTTACCGACAATCCCGTCCTCCGCAATAGTGTCACCGTAATCTGCATTCATTGCCCTTTGTACTACACGGACTGCCATTCTTTTTGTGTCTCTCCCCACGATTCCATCAACTGCAATTTGATGCTGTGTAAAATTAATCGCGTGCTGTTGTCCTAAAGCAATTAATTCATTTCTTGGTCTTACGGAGCTAGTAGGGTGCTGTGGTGTAGGTGGAGCAGAATTTGAAGCTCCATAGTCTTTGTAAACATGGTTCACGTCACATCTTCCGTTGATGCCATCAACAGACCCATTACTGGAATACTGCCAAATGTCAACATTGTCTACACCCAACACATTCGAGTATCTAGCTATCCACAAATCATACCCCCATGTCTCGCCAATGTAATTCTCGAACCATGATTTACTAGCGTAAATTCCTGCTTTATATCCATGCATTAACATTGCATCACAAAAACGCTTTGCGTTGTGCTTTGCTACAGACTGTGTTCCTTTTTCCTCGCTGTCGAAAAATACAGGTAAATTAGGAGTGTGCCCCTGTAATAATCTAAGGCAGTGATTGATTTCACCCTCAATTCTAGCTGTTGTTTTTGCGTAGGAATAGAAATAGACACCATATGGAATGCCCAATCTCTCGCATTCACTCACGTTTCGACTCCATTGTTTATCGTCTTGTGATGCCATATCTTGCCCATAACCGCAACGTATGATAACATAGTCTACAGCATTTTTTACTCTTTCAAAATCAATCACCCCATTATGATATGATATGTCAACTGCTTTTTTTACACTCATTTTTAATCCTCCTTTTTCTGTTCAAATGTGTCACAAATGCGCTGTAGCGCAAGTGTATTGTTATTCACTGCTTCTGTGATATCTGACATTTCCTGTTTGTGTGATTCGTTTAGTTTGTCCATGCGTGCGTCATTCTTATCTTCACGATATTTCACGTACCACATAGAAGCAATTGCTACAACTGTAGGCAAGCCCAACGTGTTAATAACTGTCATGATTTCTTGCATGATATCACCTCCTTTTTTCTATCATAACACAAATAGATTTGTCTGTAAATAAAAAATGTTTCACGTGAAACATTGTCCACGTGAAACATATTGTACTTTACAAAATAATCGAATCAAAGGGAACGCAAAGCCAAAAAATTGATATCAGACTGCTTGTCTATGTGCGTGTATATCAATTACAATGTTCGCATTATTTTGGGTACAATATTATAATAACACAGATTATTTAAAATGTCAATGTTTCACGTGAAACATTAAAAAGATATGACATCAAATATCATGTTCTTACACTCCAAATTTTCAAATAATAGTAAGCCTCTGTTAAAATATTCCCGTAACATCGTAACGATATAATGGGTCGAGTTGACACGAATAGCTGTATTATCTATCACATCAGTTTTTGTGAAACAAATCCGTGTCGGAAAACTATCATCTGCCCCTGTTGATACATATAGACATACATCATATTTTCTGACATTATACAGATTATCATTGTACTTAATTGTACAAATATAACGTGACTGCCCTGATGGTTTCCCAATCAGACATTCATTGTCATTTAGATATTTATTTTCGCTCGCGTATTCGTTATAGTCAGCACCTCGAAAAGCTCGCGCAATAGCACTTTCCTTATATGCTGTTGACGCACTTTCATTATAAGTTCTTTCAAATACCCAACCGTCACCGCGTAAAAATTTGGTGTCTCTCTTTAACATTTTATTGATTCCAAATACGCTATAATAAGGGTTTAGCAATGAAACCGTATTCGATGACATATATAGCATTACTCTCCTGTGCTGTTTACCATGGCCCGAACTGATAGTTGTAAGCAATGATAAAAGTTTATTTACCTCATTAGGTAAATATATATTATCTTCATCTTGGTATTCGTCAAAAAATACAGAACGAATGTTGACGAATAACCCACGCATTTTTTTATACTTTCTCGCAACCGACAAAGCTAAACAATAACCGCATGGCTCTTCATTGATAAATAACTGCACCAACGCGCCACGCATCAAGCTTTTTTCTGTCATGACATAACCGTCAAATTTTTCCGCGATATCCCCAAAATAGGTGTCCGCGCAATTTTTCATGTCAACAACATTTCTGTATAAATAGATGAACTGGTTTTCCGGTCTGTATTTATCTTTTAAAAAATCGGAAACTTGTCTACACTTAATAGAATAACTTTTTCCTGCTGTTCTGTTGCCATCTACAATAAAAATGTCGGGTGTGTTCCCGTATTTATCTTTCATGGTTAGCAATCTCTCGCAATGATAATAACCATCATTCATCATTTTAGCACCTCCATTCATGTTTCACGTGAAACATTTATTTTATAAAAGAGGTGACATATAGCCACCTCTTTAGAAGAAGAGAATTAAAATGGTATTCCCACGACATCATATTATAAATTTGACACGTCTAAGGTGCAATTAATATAATCGCGTCCTGCTTTTGTCTTTCCGCTAATTTTAACAATGGAAAATTTTTCCCCCTCCATCACGTTTTCAATGTCTTTCAAAGACTGTCTAAAAGTTGCAGACTGCCCTGAATATACTTTTTTGTCAGGTGTGATAATACTCACAAGCTCCTGCATATCTCCATTATCCTTAATATCATCAAAGATAAGATATCCATCAACTGGGATAGACTCTCCATCAGCGATATTTTTTAAAGGTTCAATGTCAGGCGCTGTGGTCATAAGATACTTCTCGACCTTTGTAAACTCTCTGCTCATTTCTTTGATTTCTACCATATTTCTTTACCTCCTGTTTTCCTGTTAATCTTCCCTTTTCATGTCCTGCAACTCTGCTTCGGTAACAATTTTTTCACTCTTGACATCTGAATTAAGCAAGAACTGCTCGTATGTCATTACGCGTCTTTCCAGTTTAAACTTAATGTCTAATATGAAAACTATGTCTCCTTTATACTGCTTTTCAATCAAGATTTCCGCTTTATCCCTTGTCTTACAGTTTGGCAATTTCTCTTCAAAGCAATCTTTCTTGATTTCACCTGTCTCTTTGTCCTTGTAGATTCTTTCTACAGAAACCTCCGCTGTGACTAATGTCCTTGTAATCATCTTGTTTTCCTCCTTTTTTCTGCATTCTGTGAGTGTGAATGCAATGTAATATGTTTTATTTATTACATTATAATAACACAACAACTAAATATAGTCAAGTATTATATTATAATTTTTTTATCTTTTTGAGCGTGAATCTTGAAGTCTTTATTTCTTAATATAATCCCGCCTTTCACGCGCTCTGCTTTTAAATTACAACTAACCATACTAAGACCTGTAGATAACTCAGATATGTCCTTTTCTTCTTCAATAAATTTTTGTTTGGCTTGACTACTCATTCCACAAGCTTTAATATCAAGATAAGGCTCGCAAGGCACATGATTTTCTTCAACTATATGTTCTGCATAAGTTTTCTGTCGTTCATAATACGCGAAATCAAATGTACTCTCGCATTTCCAACAACAAAAATTAGTGGGATGTTCTATGACCTTATTCGCTTTATCTAGTCCAATCAAATGAATGGAATCTGTATCTGCATAGCAAAAGCGGTCATAATTCGCAATAGCGTGGCGGATTGTAAAATTCATAGCATATGATGTAATAGCACTACCGATAGGGATATAACCAACTTTCTTTTCATGCTCTTCATGCAGAACAAATCTAATAATACCATCATCGTCAAGATAAGGCTCTTTATAAGAAGAGTTGTCTGACATGGCAAATTTCCCGTAGAGATTATTCAAAAAGAGTTTCGCTTTTTGCCTTTTAAACCCTTTTGAGGTTCTCTTTTCTTCACCGTATTTATCTATATATTCATCAAAAAACCCCTCTCTAGCGTAAAACCATATATAATCATAGATAACCAAGTCATAAATATTGTAGGTTTCTTGGAATAACTCCCAGTCAGTGCAAGTCATAGTCAGAGTGACATTAGTATCATGCATCTGACCATCAATATCGCGATAATACCGATAATATTCACCCTTATATCTGACGTTCGAGCTATATAGATTTTCATTCGATTTATATAATGCACTCTGTCTAATATGTAGCCATGGGAACGCTCCTTTTTTAAGTTGAAAACGACAATTGAATCGGATAAAAAAATATTTATTAGTAGAGCTTATAAGTTCATCGGGTGGCGCTCCCCTGTGGTATTCCCCGTGTCCAAACGGGTATTTGTTGCCACTTATACTATGCATCATGGACGGATAAAGAGAATTTACGTCATATACCAAACCCTCACCCACTACCATGTGAGCGTATTGGGGATTTACATAGCACCAGCCACCGTGATATGATTTATGGACATAGCCCCACTGATTCCATACATCTGTTATGGATTCATCTAGGTAATCTTCTCTGATATCGGGGAATAACTTATCGTATTGTTTACCATCATAAAAACCTTTAAATTCTGATAGACAACACGAGCCTATCGTTAGTTTATCATGCTTTTCGTTGAACATCATCTCTAAGGCTTCTTTTAACACTAATACATCGTTCTCAATATATTTTTTCTCGCTTTCTGAAATATCACAATAAGCATATCTTTCGCCCTCGTATTCCATGTCTAATTTTTGATGTTTTGTTCCAAACGATTTCCCGATGTTTTTCAAGGACGATGGCATAAGTTTTAAAGAATTTCGAATTTCTAAAAAGGTCTTATTACATTTGAGTTTAATCCAATACCATGAACCCATATCAGAAATACAGGTTTGGAAATCTTTTGACCTCATGTCTTTATCTTTACAGTGTACCCATTTCCAACCCTCTTTTAGTAGAAAATCCACGATAAAAGAACCATCAAAAGCAAGATTATGAAAATATAACACATTGTTACCTTTCATTGTCAAAAACCTGTTTAAAAAATCTCTTATCGAATGAGTTATTGTTACAGTTTCACTTTCATCGTATAAAGCCACGTCAGCACCCAGCCAAACCTCTGTACTATCTTGTTTTTTACCTTTTTCTTGCTCTACTTTTTCACCCCATACAGTTGTTTCAAAGTCACACGCCCAAAAAGTGATGTTCTTTTTCCGTGGCATTATATTCACCCCTTTTATTCTTTTTCAATAACAATATCCTGTTCTTGTAAAAATTCTTGAAAATCTTCTGTAGAACTAAGAACGCCCATTCTTTGCAAAATATTCCAAAACACAGCGTCAACCGTAGCTTTATCCATGTATGGCTCTGTTGGAAATGCTTCTGGTTCTTTTGCGTATGTATATGCAAATAGTGCCCTTTCTTTATTTGACGCGTTAGCCAATAAAGCATCTGTTTTTTGTCTTAACCAATATGCTGTTTTTGGTGCAAAACTTTCTAATGAATCATACCATGAATCAATAATAGCTTCATAGTCTAATACAGGTGTTGTTTCAATAACTATTATACCCGTCCTTTGTAGCTTTTTCAATTCTTCAACCGTAGTATAACCTTGTATTCTAGCATATTCCTGTTCTTGCGGAGTTAATTTTATAAAAACTCTGTTTCTTTCAAGAGCGTGTTTACGTCCATATTCTTTAGAAGTTATAACCTCGCCAGTAAGCATATCAACAACCGTTGCATTTTTTCGTATTTCTTTTACAATCTGCTTTTTAATTCTATCAATAGAAGCTTGCGTTGGATTTTTTACTCGCTTAATTCTCTGTACTTGTACACCTTGTTTTTGCTGATTTCTAACACGTGCTAGATATTTAGTGTATTCATGGGAATATTCTTTTTGAATAATCTCGGCTTTTGTTTGTTTCTTTTTTCTACGCTTATTTGCCATCTTTTAATCTCCCTCCTTTTGTACTTTTCTTAATAGTAAGCCGTGAGGAACACGCGTGTATTCAATACTATCCCCTGGATGTATGTCTAAATCGCGGATAGCTTCTTTTGGTATCATGACGCGAGCGGTGTAGCCGCCTGTGCCACCTTTTGTAAACATTACTTTATAGCGCAATAATTGATTTGTTAATTTTGCCATAATTTTCCTCCTTATAAAATATTAAATACTTTCCATGTGAAATCTGAAAAGTGCTCTGCTATGAATGATACAGAAGATAAGAAAAGATATAGTAAAAATGTTGCCATAATTATAACCGATAAGATTCCCAAAAAAGATGATATTTTTTCTAATTTGGTAAATGGCTCTTTTTCTTCTGTAATTGTATGCCTTGCTACCCATTCTGTAGGAGTTTCATGCAATGTTTCACGTGAAACATTATCTGAATTGATTTTATGATTTTGAAATGTCTCTATATAGTCTTTATTTCCCTTAGTATCAATGGTATAGGCTTCTCCATCAAAACCCACATAAATGTTTTTATTAGTATACAAATTTTCTACCCAGTAGGGTTCGTCTACAAATAAGGCTATGTAGTTGTTTAGTGAGTTTTCAGTGTGAAAGTCGTGTATTTCTACACCAAAATCTGTGATATTATGTAATCTGTATTTAATCATTTTTTACCTCTCATTAAAAATCTTGAATAATATCTTGTTCCCCATATATTGTCTATAGAATTTAAAATAACCTCATATTTACTATAGTCTACGTCATTAATTTGTTGACATAATGTTGCTACTCTGCCCCATTGAATATGAAAACTATCTCTAGCATTATCATATAAACCCCCTAACACATCTTTAAAAAATTCAATTAATTCTACACTAATACTTGTACTAAATATATATAATTCATCTTTAATATAAAAACAATAACAAGTATTATCTATTGAAGCCGTAACAATAGAATCTTTAGTGCTATACCTCTGCACTATTGTTAATAAGGATTCGCCTGTGTATAACGCCTCACTTCTAACTATGTGCCCTGTATTAGAATTAATTACAACGACTTTAACTCTATTAATTTCTTCGTTCATTTTTTATACCGCCTTTTTAACATAAATCATCTATACTATTATTAACAAACTCTAATTTCTCACATACAAATTTCTTACAATATAATCTACCGTCACTTGTTACAATAAAAACATCACTACTATGTGCAGACGCATCTTCGATAAAATATACAATCACGTCAAATAATTTATCGTCTAATGATAATGTTGTGTGCAATGTCTCATTTGCTTTATCTTTTAAATAATCAATAAAACCATCAACAGTGCTAGACTTCATAATATCACAAAGTTCCTTACCAAAGCTATCCCATATTTTTTCGTCATATTTAATCTTCATTTTTATTCCTCCTTTTCATAGTATCTTTTTTCCCAACAAGCATATAATTCACGTAGTCTGTTTTCTTCATTATCTCGCTCTACATCTGTAAAGTCTGATAACTCTAAATAGGCTGATATCCTACCCATTTGCATTATGAAAGCTACTAAAGCTTTATCATACTTCCCTAACTCAATGTCTTGTTTAAATGTGTCATAAAATAATTGATACTTTTCATTCATTATTTTTTTCCCTCCTTATATTTACTAGGTTTCCTTGTTTCTATAATTATAATACCACACGCCTGTTCGTTTGTCAAGTATTTTTTCGTGCTTTTTTAATCAAAAGGGGGTCGTGGTCTCATTGGGAATAACGAAAGC